CAATAAAGATTCTGATAACGATGTGATTGCAAAAGGAGCATATCAAAAAACGATCAAAGAAAACGGGGATCGAGTTCGTTATTTATATCAGCATGATATGGAGAAGACAATCGGAAACATGAAGGAGCTGTTTGAAGATGACAAAGGATTGATGTTTGTTGCCGAAATTCCAAAAACAACACTTGGAATGGATGTATTGGAACTTATTAAAGGAGGTGTGATCACTGAAAATTCAGTTGGAATCCTTCCACTTCAGAAGCAAATGAAAGATGATTATAGAGAAATCACAGAGGTTAAATTGTATGAAATCTCTGCAGTTACTTTAGCAGCTAATGATCAAGCAAAGATCTTAGATGTGAAAGGTAATGTTGATTACCAAAAATTATACAAGCGTTTTGATTCATTGGCAAAGATTATTCGAAAGGGTAATGTTTCTGATGAAATGGGATACGCAATCGAATCCGAGATACTGAAGCTTAAATCATTATTCATTGATTTCACAAAGCCGATCCAAAAAGAGATCACTTTGCCGAAAGAAGAGGATCAAGCTGATGTGTTTTCGTACTTATCAAATAAATTTAAATAATCATATAACTTTTTTCAATTATGAATGAAAATACAAAAGCACAATTGGATCAATTAGGAGATCTAATCGATGCGAAGCTTGAGAAAGCTCATGGACAGGCAGTTGATTCTGCTACTGGGAAAGCTGATGAAATCCTAAAAGGAGAGATCAGTAATCTAACAAATCAATTCAATGAGAGAATGGATCAAATGGAAGTTGCTAACAAAAAACATTTTGAAGCTTCCAAAGATGTTTCTTTCAAAGGTGCATTAAACAATGCGATCAATGATGGTGCAATCGAATCTGTTGTAAAAGGAAATTCACGCTCTGCTTCTTTTGAAGTAAAAGCGGATATGACTGTTGCAGCCGATTTCACAAACGAGGTCATTCCTGCTGATCGTGTTGCAGGATATAAATTCGATCCTAGCCGTTCAGTTCACGTTCGTAACCTTATTCCACAAGGATCAACTTCATCTGATGTTGTTCGATTCGTAAAAGAATCAGGATACAGCAATGGAGCTGCAACTGCTGCTGAAGGTGCTACTCTTGCACAGTCAGATTTCGATATGACTGCATCTGATGCGAATGTTCGTAAGATTGGAACGTATTTCCGTATCTCTGAAGAGATGTTGGCAGATACTCCACAGCTTACTTCATACTTATCAGCTCGTGCACCAGAAAAACTACTTTCTGTTGAAGATACTCAAATCCTTTCAGGAAATGGTTCTGCTCCCAACTTGAGTGGTATCATCACTGATGCAGCCGATTTTGATACTTCATCTGGAGGTGCTTTCTATCAATCAGTTGAGGCAGCTAATGAATTCGACGTACTTGTTGCAGCTCTTAATCAAATGGCTTTGAGTGAATATCAAGCAGATTATATTATGCTAAATCCAACAGATTTCCATAAGATTCTACTTATAAAAGATACAACTAACAGTTATATTAAGGATCAAGTTTACGCAGGATTACAGCCATCATTTATGGGTGTTTCTGTTGTGATCAACACAGCCATTACTGCAGGAACTTTCCTTGTTGGTAACTTCGGTGTTGGAACACAGCTTTGGGTTCGTGATAATGTTGGTGTTGAGTTCTTCAGAGAAGATGGAACTAACGTGCGTGATGGCTTCGTTACAGTTCGTGTTTCTGAAAGAATTGCACTTACAAATTACCTTCCAAATGCGTTTGTTAATGGATCATTCTCTACTGCAAAAGCAGCATTGGAAACTCCATAATAACAACATAATTATAGGATTAAAGGGTAGTCATTTGATTACCCTTTTTTTTGGCTTAAAAAAATAAAAAGAAAAAAAATTTGCTTTTTGGTTTGGAAATGAAAAAATGTTTTCTATATTTGCTAAAGAAATCAGAAACAATGAATTATTCAATTTTTACAAAAGAAGCACTTAAGACGACAAAAAAATTTATTAGTCGTGATGAAATGGAATTTTCTTATATAGTTTTCACTAATTTTAAAGTGGATATCAAAGAAGCTATAAAAATAGGAATGAGTACAACTACTGGAACAAGTGGATTGCAAAAAAGATCATGAACAATAGGGCAACAGATATAGTTTTGGGATTTGCAATTATGCTTTTCATCATTACTTTGCTCATGAAGATAATTACTTTAAATTAGAACAATGAAAAATAAAATTGAAAAATACTTATTCAGGGCAGCATTTTGCCTTATGGTATGGGCAGGAATAGTTGGATTTTTATTATTGGCAACTTGGATTGATACGATATGAAAAAAGTAAACAAGGGTATTCTGGGGTGGATCTTCTTTCTGATAGGAGTGAGGTGTATTTATATCTTCAATGATGCCTTCACAGGGATCTTCATGATCCTGATTGGATTCACAATGATGTTAAATAAGGATAAATAAAATGTATATTTTGGAAAGCTGCAAAGAGATGATAAAAGAGTATATTCGGCTCATGGATGATGAAGCATTCAACAGGATGCCATTGTCAAAACAGATAATGATTCTCAATCGTATGGAGGAGATCAGAAATGAATTATCAGAGAAATCTGATGGTGTTTAGTTAAGTTTTTTTCATTATTTTTTTTTGGTTCTTTAAAGGAGTTGCAATTTGTAGCTCCTTTTTTTATATCTTTAGCTGCATGAAAGGCAATGAAAGTGGCTGTTTTGCAGAATACAAGTTTGCGACAAAGGCAATGGAACAGGGATTCAATGTGTCGATGCCACTTCTGGATTCATCTCCTTATGATGCCATCATTGAAAAGGATGGAGAAACATTCAAGATTCAAATCAAATACGTTTCAGCAGATCGAAAAAAGAGAAGGAATGATTTTCATCTTTCTTTAGGCAGGAGGAGTGGTCAGAGTTTTTACTCTTTAGAATACGTTGATTTCTTTGCCATCTATTATGCAGAGGAGAGTGGATTTTTCATTATTAAGAATAAAGAGCAAAGAGCAATAAGATTGTCAATGAATGGTATTTATAAAAATAATTTTAGTAACTTTGCTTTGATTACAAAGTAATCGTTTTTTTCATTGTTTCTGATATTAAGAGCTGCATCTCATGTGGCTCTTTTTTTTTACCTTTACAAAAATTAAAGTGATGCGACAGATAACGATAAACAGCACAACAGGAAATGAGATTATCACAGCACAGGATGTGAAGGATTTTGTGAGAATTGATACCTCTGCTGATGATTCATTGATTACATTGATGATTGAAACAGCTCGGATGTTTTGTGAGAATTACATTTCCAGAGATATCGTGGCAAAGAATAGAACTTACTATCTTGATAAAACTGAAACAGGGTTAATTGATCTCCCATTCTCTCCAGTGGCATCAATTGCATCAGTAACTGTGAATGATATTGCAACTACATATGAAGTGATCGGATTGAATAACGAAACGATTGAATTGGATGGAGGAGCTGCAGAGAAAGTAAAAATCACTTATATAACTTCAGTGATCAGCAATGGATTGATCAAACAAGCTCTTTTGCAATCTGTTTCAACTTATTACGATAATCGTGCAGATTTCATACAGGGTCAAAGTTTGCATTTGCTTCCATCTGCTGCAAAGAATTTATTGGCATCATACAAATCAATGTTTGTGTAATGGATGCAGGGAAATTAAATAAAAGAGTTAAGGCAATCCGATTGACAAAGGCATCTGATGGATTTGGGGGTTTCACAAGTTCTGAAGCTGTGGCAGGAACATTCTGGTGCCACCTGAAGCAAAATAAGGGGGAAATTAAGCAGGAAAATGGAATCAGGGAGCAAAGAGTTGAAATTGAATTGATCATGCGTAAAAAGGCAGCAAATGAGATTTTAACAACAGATGTGCTGCAAATAGAGGGGCAATCAGAAAAGCATCGGATCATTGATAAGTTTGATTCGGATATTGATTTTTACACAACGATAAAAGCAGTGAGAATCCAATGAGTGCAAAGATAAATCAATCGGATCTGAATAAGCTCAACAAGAAGATTGCAAATCTTAAATTGTACTCAAAGCAGGGTTTATCAACTGAAGTTGGGAGAACTGCAATGGAGATTGTTGGAAAAGCAAAAGGATCAGCTCCTAAAGATACAGGAAACTTGGCTCAACAGATTGCCACAGAACCATCTGGAAAGGGGATTGATATTGTTTCAAAATCGAATTACTCTCCATATGTGGAATTTGGCACAGGAAATGAAGTTGAATTAACTGATATGTTAGATCTTGGCATTGATGAAAGTTATGCAGCTCAATTTAAGGGAGCAAGTCAAGATCGAGTGCATCTCCCTGCTCGACCATTTTTCTTTTCATCTGCCAGAGTTGGATTCAAAAATATGCTCAAGAGAGTTGAAAAGCAATTAAAAAGAATGACATGAGAGAGGTAATCCACAGAATAAGAAAAGCAATCATTGACAAGCTCACAGGGAATGTTGATTTGAGAGGATCTTCAGTGCCTATTTATGGAAGAGTTCCATCGAACGCTGCATACCCATTTATAAGGGTTTATTCAGTTTCAAATAATGAAGTTGATCAGAATCAAACAACATTCAACACTGAAGTAATCACAAGGATTGAAGTGATCACAAGATTTGAATCAGATTCAGGTGGGGAGCTTGACTGCAATCTCATTGTGGATGAATGCTTATCTTTGTTGAGAACAAGATCTGCAGGATACTTTGATTTAACAGATCAGGGTTTCAATGTATATACTTCAATGAATGAAGGGATTAAGTATCTGGAAGATGATTTTTCAGATCACACTTATTTCAGAGCAATCATTGAATTGAGCAATCGAGTAGAGCAAATCCCTCCATCAGGAGGTTTGCAAAATGAATTACAATTTGAATTACAATCATAATGGCAAAAATTACATTTACAAATAAAACAGATAATCAAACATCAGCACTTGCAGAAATTTACAAGGTAACTGCTGCAAATGTTAATGAGGTAAAAACAAGCGTTAATGCATTGTATGATGATAAGGGAGGGTTTGCCTTTTATGAAGATGCAGCAACTTCAGTTACTCCAATAAACCTCACACAGGATACATGGACAGATCTCACGAATGACAAAGCAGGATCAGGAACTCTCACAACTCACAAGCCATCATACATCACAGGGGATCTCTGGGATTCGGCAACAAACACAATCGATCTTTCAGAAGTGCCTGTTGGAAAAGTGATATTGATTCGCAATGATTATGATATAACAACAGGAGCTGCTAATACACGAATGGATTCAAGATTGTATTTTCCAGATACAACAAAAAGTGTTGAGTTTGCACATGATTTGATTTCAACTTCAGGGGATGAAGTGAGATATTCGAGAACAACTCAATTCTTTGTTACTGCTGCTATTAAAACAACAGGAGTGAAGATTCAAGTGAAAGTGAATAAAAATAATGCAACAGCAAGAGTTGAAGATTTTCAGATTACAATTTTAAGTTTCTAAAATGAAATACTTTAATCTTTCAGAGTTTGATTCTCCTGATGTGAAAGGAAGTGGAGAGGGGATGAATGAGGATCTTTTGCAGATAATAGACAAAGCAAGAGATCTCTTTGGGAAGCCAATTCACATCAATTCAGGAATGAGATCTGTTGAGAGAAATGCTTTGGTTGGTGGAAGTAAAAATTCAAGTCATTTGCGTGGATTAGCAATTGATGTGGCTTGTGATAATTCAAGAGATCGATGCAGGTTAATTGAGATCTTTATGCTTTTAGGCATCAATAGATTAGGAGTTGCTAAGACGTTTATTCATATTGATAATGATCCTGAAAAGGATGCAGATGTAATTTGGGTTTACTAATGAAAGGATTGTTGGCAAAATTATTGGGTTTGAATGGGAATGGGCAGTCATCTCTTGGAGAGTTTGCCAAAGATATTCGTGAAGCAATAAAAGGAAAAGAGATTGATCCAGAAAAAATGATGGATCTTGTGAAGGTGCAAAGTGAGATCAACAAGATGGAAGCACAGCACAGGTCAGTATTTGTGGCAGGTTGGCGTCCATTTATCGGATGGATTTGTGGATTAGCACTTGCATATAATTTCATCATCAGAGATGTGATTGCTTGGGTTTCTCCTGATGCAATGCCTCCTGCAATCCAGATGGATCAGCTAATAACAATTCTGCTTGGAATGCTTGGATTAGGAGGTTTGCGTACCTTTGAAAAAATAAAAGATAAAACGAAATAATATGGCAATTCAAGATGATTCTAGTGTAGCACTGATTCCATCAGCTTATGGCACTTCAAAGGTTTATTCTGTAATCCCTTCCAATGGGAATGGGGATTTCACTTTCTCAAGATCTGGAAATGCAACAAGAGTAAACAAAGGAGGATTCATTGAAACTATGGGTACAAACGTACCTCGTTTAGATTACCCTTTAATTGATGGCGTAGTACAGGATTGTCCTGCTTTACTTTTAGAACCGAGTAGGACAAATTACCTTGAAAGAACAGAGGAGTTCGACAATAGTTACTGGACTAAATAAAGTACTTCGGTTACAGCTAACCAAACTACAGCGCCAAACGGTTCAAATGGCGCCGATAAATTAACAGAAAATACTAGTACGACCCAGCACGAGATTGGAAGAGCGTTCGGCTTTACATCAGGAATTACTTATGTAATA